GTCCGGTACCACGAGCTGAGTCTTAATTACAACGGCGGGTCTATACATATACGCTAACATACTATAGCCGCGGGTTTTTCTCCCTCTTTTAGCCTGCTTAAAAATATTTTTCTTGTAACACAAACGGATTAAAGGCATATTCCATCAGCGTCCTGTAAAGGATAGTGAGTTACAACCCCTCCACCAAGGTAGGGAATTCCATTGACTGCGATCCGAGATCCAGCTCTAAGGGCACGATTTTAGTCGCCTGTGCGGGCTTTTTTGGCGGTCTGTTGCCTGGATTTATTGAGCCTTGCGTATGTGTGAGCCATGTACACGAACACTAATCTGTCCGTTATAATAGTCTTTTGACTCCAACACCTTGCGGGAAAATTGTTCCCTAGCCTCTATGTATGACGTTTCTGCCTTGGATTTACAGTAAAACAGTATCTCTCTGCGAAAGTTTTCTTGACCTAACTGCGTGATATCCTTGAGCAATTCGTCCGACGACCCATAATAGGTACGCCAGTCACTGTCAATTTTACCGCGGATTTTCTTTTTTTTCTTTGTGCCATTTTTTAACTTGACCACCCGGTAGGTAGTTTTTGCAAATTTGGCTAGTTTTTTGCCTATGTACATACGCCCGCTAATTGTGTTTGTTATGAGATAAACAAATCCAACACAATCTTCGGGCAATTCTTCTATTAATTGATTTTCGTAGTACCAAGACATACACTAGTTAGTGTCTGCTTGATCCTTTGCCTGTGCCTTCTGGCGTGCCTTGTTGCGATCTAAATATACACGATATTGTTGCACATGCTCGCGCCTATTCCTTGCAATTATTCTAATCTGCGCTAACCAATAGCGCATATTTTCGCCTGCTCTGCGTGTGCCTTTATTTTGCCAATCTTGATTTGCCTTGAAATATTCTTTAAAAGCCGTCATGAGTTGTTCATGCGACTCTTCATTCTGATGCGGACTTGGATCAACGTGTTTACTCATTGATCTCTAAATCATTTGCATAACTGGTGTAGCCATTTTCTTTGATAACTTTCAACACATTGTTCACACGACCAATCAATTCGTCCTTGTGCGAGATTAAGAAAATGTTCTTCTTGCGTTCCCGTGCCATCTTCTTAAGCACAGCCAATGCACCTTCAACTCCTGATGCGTCAAGTCCGTTGTCAATAAGCTCGTCCACAAACAATAAGTTGATCTGTTGATACAGGCTTTCCCATACATCTCTAAACGACCAACTCAAGCCCAGTATCAAACGATTGCGTTCACCACGGCTCAAATTGTCAAAATCCAGATCCTGCCCAAGTTGTGTAATTTCCACAGTCAAATCGTTTTGAAATACAACGGTGTGTGGCAATCCCATCTTGTCCAAATAGTAGGTAAGTCTGTTGTTGAGGTAGGCTAGATTTTGATCTATGATCTTTTTACGGATAAAACTGTCTTTGCTGGTAAGCAATTTGAGTAGAAACTCTTGATGTTCCTTCAATCGGGTCAGTTCATTAACACTGTCCCATGTGATTTCCTGTAGGGCAGTGTCAGTTAGTTCGTCAATTTGTTCTTGATACGGATCTGACTCTCCAGCCTTGACTGTTAACTGTGTTTCCAGTGTTTTAAGATTATTTTGATGCTTCAGTGCCTGCTCCACAGTGTCATAATATGTGTTGGGTCTACTGCTAACTTCGCCAATGCTGGCAATTTCTTTAGTGATTTTTTTAAGATCACTAGTGACTTTATCAAAGTATTTTTGTGCTTCTACCAAGTGTGTGTTGGCAGTGGCGGACATTTCTTCATGTTTGTGATCATGCAGTTGTTGTTCACAAGCATGGCATGTTTTGTTTGCTAGACTTTCTAGTTCTTTTGTATACTTTGTTAGACTTTTTTCAGCTTGTGCGATAGCACTTTCTAAGGTAGCCCGCTCTTTGTTTAGACTTTTTAATTTTGCAGTCCGCTCGTCATACTCTTTTAACTCAGCATGTTTTTCAAGTTCAACAACAATGTCTACATTTTCAAGTTCAACAATAGCACGACCAATTTTTTCTAATTCGCTATCGTGCTGAGTGTTCCACGCTGATTGCCTATTAAGCAAACTGTCAATACTTACTTGTATCTTTTCGTTGGATTTCTTTGCGGCTTCAATATTTGCTGACTCTTGCGTGATTGATTCTTTAGTAAGGCGTGTTTGTTCTTTTAGCGCATCTGCCTTTTCACTCAGCAGAGTAATACCAAGCAACTGTTCAATAATAACTCGTTGGTCGTTGGCCCGCATACTGAGAAATGGCTCTGTATAGGTATTAAGGGCAACAATATGTTTGAACATGTCGTGACTCATACCCAACAAGTCGTCTACATCCTTTTGAGTTTCCCTAACGTCACCTTGACTATCGTCTATTTCGTCAGTTTCTTGTTCTGTATCATTGACAAAGAACTTGAATATGTTGGGTTTACGTCCACGTTCAATACGATAATCCACACCGTCTTTGTTAAATGCCAGGGTGACTAACATGTTCCTGTTGTTAATCTTGTTTATAAGATTGTCTTTTTTAATGTTAGTAAGTGCATTGCCAAACAACGAATAGCTTAGGGCATTAACAATAGTGGTTTTGCCAGTACCATTGCGCGAACCGCTGTCATCTCCGCCTTGATCTAAGTTTTCTCCTAGCACAAGTGTTAAATTTTCAGCCGCAAAATTTATAGCTTGAGTTTGATTACCCACACTCATAAAATTCTTTACGGTTAGTTCTTTTATTTTAATTGTCATAGGCTGTTATAAATGGATAGTAGCATATTTTTGTCAAACTGATCACTGTCAATACTAATAATTTGACTGGACACAATTTGATCTACACTTTCAAATGCTTGGATATCAATATTGGTATTGATCTCAAGTTCTTTCTTTTCTGCAATAAGTGTAAGTTCACGGATGCTATAATCTGCAATAAACTTTTCTTTAATAAAACTTGCTTCTTCAAAACTGATATCTATATCCAGTGTAACACGCAAATGCTGTTTGGGTTTGATAATGGTATCGGCTTCGTCAATCAACCTGCTGAGTGTAACCGTGCGAAATGTAGGTTGCTTGTCCCATGTAAAATATTTGGGTTCTCCGCCCCACTCCATGACCATCATGCCACGTTCATCGTCCCATGCATCTGCGTAGTTGTGCGGAAATGCATTGCCAATATAAATCATGTTCTTTTGTTGCTGACGCTTGTGAAAGTGTCCGCTAAACCCCAGTTCGTATCCTTTAAAACTGTCCAGTTGAATCTCACCGTGGTCTGGCATCTGCACCATGGCATTCATAAAGAAGCTGGGCAATTCAAAGTGGCCAAAGATATACTTGCCACCCTTTTTACCCACACTTCGCCATTCGTCTCCAACCAGCCAAGGACATAAAGTAACGTCACTAATAGTAATGGGCTCGTGTACCACAGTGATGCCTGGAATATACTTGCCAAATTCAACGCTGTGGATGTCTCGCTTGTCTTTGTAGTAAAGATCATGATTACCAGGAAAGAAATAAAACTTATCAAAAGCCTGTCCCAGTTTCTCAAGGGCTCTAAGACTATAGTCCATGGTAGTGATATTGAGACTGTTGCGATTGTGATGCCAATCGCCCATGAAGATTCCAACATCACATCCTTGCTCTTTGGCCTTGGCAATATACCAGTCTACAAAATCTTCACAATCTTGATTATGTACACCGCTATTAGATTTTAAACCAAAGTGAATATCAGTAAAACATGCTACTTTTTTGAATAAACTCATTCACTGCTTTCCTCATTTCGTTTGACTGCGGCTGCATGTTCTCCTGCGCCAGTACGACTGTAACTTGGGTTCATACCGTTAATTTCCAAGATGTCGTCGCGAATATTTTGATTACGTTTTTCAATATTAATAACACGAACAAAACTATTAGTAACCGCCGCAGTAAAATACGCAAACGGATTGTCTGATTTTGATTCATCAAACTGTAATCCTATCTGTGTTAGTTGTAAAATAGCCTGGCCCTTCATTTCGTCATTGTATGTGTAGCCACGCACGTTGCCGCGAGTAGCGTATCTCTCACATAATTTTAACATCATTCTAGCTAAGGTGTTAGTAATTTGGCCCGCATCTTTGTTAAAATGCCCAGTGTCCAACGGCCCAGTCCAATGACTTTTACCAACGCAAACCAGTGTTTCGCCAGTTTCGTCGTCAAACTTCCAGTGTTGGAATGGAGGAAAATTTACCTTGTCTCTATGATCCGCAATGGTTTTTGGATTTTTCTTTCTGATGCCATTTAACGGAATATGGTCAAATGTCATAATACGGAATACCACATCTGTTTTTGTTATTTTTTTATAGTCTACTTCACAATCTGCCTGTTTGACTTTTTCTCCACTGCGTTTTCGACGCTGGTATTCTTCATCGCCCTGTCGTTTAGCACGGGCACGTTTGGCTTCAGCAATGCTACGTATATTGATCTTGTCTGCGCTGGGCAATATAAGGTCATATTGATGATATTCTGGTTTTGTGAAACTACAATATGATGTTTTACTTCTATGTATTTCTAACAACATGTCCTTGTTGTTTAGGTAATTTACTTTGGGTATAAGTGGTAGCATACTATTCAGTCTCCGATGTGCTATTATAAACTACGCTGTTAATAAAGTCAAATAAATAGAGTATCAAAAGGATACTATATGGCGTTCGACTTAACACAAACATTAACAGCTTCACAGAACCTAGTGGGAGCCGCTACCAGCGCAGTAAACATTGGTAGCAACTTGGCTTCTGCGTTGTCTGGACCGTTTAACAGTCCAGGTGATGTGGCCAGTGCAATTCGTAGTATAGATTTGCCATCTGCTGGTGAAGCAGTTGGCGATATTCTTAGTGCTGTTGCAAGTTTTGGCGGTGACGCTAATTCCAATGATTGGCGTGTACGACTAAGTCTTGCCAACTGGACTAGTTTTAAATCAAGCCCAGTGCTAAAGCCATTAAAAGATGCGGGAGGTTTAATTTTTCCTTATACTCCTGAGATTAATATAGCCAGTGGTGCAAAATATACAGACGTACAAACAACACATACAAACTATACTTTCCGTGCTTTTCAAAACAGTGATCCTGGTGAAATAACTATCTCAGCTCCAATGAACGTGGAAGATGCTACGCAGGGATTATACTGGATTGCCGCGGTACATTATTTAAGAAGTCTTACCAAAATGTTCACAGGATCTGATCCAAAGGCCGGCAATCCTCCCCCGATTGTGTTTCTAAATGGATACGGCAATTATGTTTTCAAGAATGTTCCGTGTGTAGTCACAAGTTTTAGTACAACATTAGGTAAAGAATGTGATTATATTGGAGTTAATGTTGTTGGTAGTGCTGCCGGCCAAGTGCAAGGAGTGGCAGATGCCATTGGCGGAATATCTAGTAGTATTGGAGGAGCATTAGGCGGATCCATTCCTGGGCTCAGTGGTATAACAAGTACGGTAAGTAACTTAGCAGGCGGTGTTGGAAATGTTGCTGGACTGTTGGGATCGTTTGGTATCGGCGGCACAACAAGTGGC